CCATGGTCGACTGGCGGCCGCAAAGCTCATCAAAGCAAAGCAAGTCCCGGTTGATTACCAAGAATACAAAGACGAGGCATCCGAGTGGGCAGATTTAATTGCTGACAACCGATTGTCCGAACTCGCTGAGATGGACAGAGGTATGCTGGCGGATATTATGAAGGACGTGCAGAGGCTCGACATCGACATAGAGCTGACCGGTTACACCGAGAACGAACTGCAAAAGCTCCTTGCTGATGAGATAGGCGACGAGCTTGGTGAGGACGCAAGTGTGGACGACGAACCCAAGGACTTCCCAGCCCTCGCCAAGCCGGGTGATATTTGGAATGTAGGATGCCATCGCATAATATGCGGCGATTCTACCGACGAGGCTACCATCGACCGACTGATGCAGGACGACAAGGCGCAGCTCGTTAACACAGATCCACCATACGGCGTGAGCTACACCGGTGGGAATAATAACAAAAGCAAAAATTGGGACATGCTCGAAAATGACAATCTCGTGGAAGATAATTTGGTCAACACCCTTCTCGCTCCGGCGTTCCGCCATGCGGTGAAACACACAAAACCAAACGCTTCCTTTTATATTTGGCATTCGGGTAGCACGAAGGCGGATTTCGCGGCGGCGATGCTAAAAGCAGGGTTGATAGAAAAGCAAACAATAATGTGGATTAAAAACCACTTCACCTTCGGTCGTTGCGATTACCAATGGCAGCATGAAGAATGTTTCTACGCTGAGAAGGCCGGCGAAAAGGCTGAGTGGTTCGGCGGTCGCGACCAAACGACTGCATGGAAGGTCACGCATCGCTCGGGCGGCGAAAGCACAGCGGTGCTGACAGGCGGCTTGAAAATTGCAGACGGCGATGGCGGGATGATATTCGTACAGGAAAAAGCCCCCAAGGGCAAAAAGGTTCGATTCATGCGCTTGAAACCCGGCGAGAGCGTGCATTTGGTTGAGAACAGCCAAACCAGCACCGCATGGGAAGTCACAAAGGACGCAAACATCAAGCACCCCACCCAAAAACCGGTGGAGCTGGCGCAGAGGGCGATTAATAATAGCAGTAACATTGGCGACATTGTGTTGGACTTGTTTGCCGGATCGCACAGCACGATGATTGCGTGTGAGCTGACCAATAGGGAGGCTCGGATGTGCGAACTCGACCCACGGTATGTTGATTTGGGGATTCAACGATATATTGATGTGACCGGCAAGACCGATATCACCGTCGAGCGTGACGGCAAAACCATTGCTTATGACGAGGTTGCAAAGGTTGAAAAAGAGTAGCATTATTGTCCATTTTATCCATGTTTTTCTTCTGGACTTCTGTTCGGAAACGTGCTATTTTGGTTTTAGAGGGTGAGGAAAACACCTCAAATAATCAAAAGAAAGGATGATTAACATGGAACTAAAATTCCAAAACGTAACAAAGGACAACAGGAAGGAACTACTCAAAGCGATGAGTGAGATTGTGGGAATGGCTCCGGTATATAAAGGCGTGCCGAGCTGTGCATACGCGATCGATAACTTCATCATCACAAAGGACGGTACCGTGGAACACAAAGACGAACTGCACTCCGACTACTTGGCACCCCTGCTGGATGACCTTGCAAAGCAAGGATTCGAAGTGGAGGATACACTGGCACCGGCAGAACAACCGCAAGTCGACGAGCCAGCAGAGCAAGCAAATGATGGGCCAACACCCATACCGGAAATTGACAGCGCAACATGGAGTGTGCCGGATGACATGGACACCACACAGTTCGACAACCTCGTAAAATTAGTCAACAGCAAAGCTACACTATTAAAGAAGGCAATCGGCGAGGAAAACCTCGACATCGGCCGGGACGAAGGCGAAATATACTTCCCATGGTTCACAAGGGAACCCACGCCGGAGGAAGTCGATGCATACGGAAAACTAATCGCGGCCCTCTGTAAAAAGGCAAAGGAATGCGCCCGAGTGGTGGCCGAGGACAAGACGCCCGAAAACGAGAAATTCACAATGCGGGTGTGGTTAATGGGCTTGGGAATGATGGGCAAGGAATACGCCAACGCGCGCAAACAACTCTCCAAGAACTTAACCGGGGACTCATCATGGAGGTTCGGCAAGCCGGAAAAGAAAGCAGAACCACAAGAAGTAACCGCGCCGGATGCCGAAACAATCGAAGGCATCCCAAGCACAGACGAACTCAATCGCAGAAGAAACCGCGTGACCAAATAAAAAAACAATAGGCAGAGCGTACCCCAATGCGGGGTGACGCTTTTTTTGATGGGGTGGTAAAAATAGCGCAAAGTAAAATTTTAATAGGTGACGTGTTTAGCCGAATTGAAACCATATCGGACAAAAGCATAAATTGCTGTGTCACGTCTCCTCCATATTATGGTTTGAGGGATTATGGTACTGCCAAATGGATAGGTGGCAATGAAAGCTGTGATCACAAAATACCCGCAAGCGAACATGATCCTAAACGAGCGGGCGGGGATATGGGTAGTTCACATACGATACGATTCAATAGAGATAAATGCTATAAGTGTGGCGCGATTCGAGAGGATAAGCAAATCGGTATTGAAGAAACGCCGAATGATTATATCCAAAAATTGACTAAGGTTTTCCAAGAAGTTTGGCGTGTTCTCAGAGATGATGGGACGCTGTGGGTAAATATTGGCGATAGCTACTGTCACAACGTATTAACGCATAACACAAAATCACCTGTGCAGGGGTGCAAAAAAAGAGGGACTACGCACGACTTCCCTTATAGGGATTTTTCTGGAACTGGTATGAAAACCAAAGACATTATTGGTATTCCGTGGATGCTGGCGTTCGCTTTGCGCGGTGCAGGATGGTATTTAAGGCAAGACATAATTTGGGCAAAACCCAATCCAATGCCGGAAAGTGTAACTGACCGTTGTACAAAGGCGCACGAATATATTTTTTTGCTAAGCAAATCAAGAAAATATTATTTTGATTATGAAATAATAAAGGAACCTGCGGTTTCCCCATTAAGAGCAAGGGAAAAACTAAATGGGGAAAGCTCAGTCGACACAAAGATGCGCGGAAATAGTAGCTGTTGTGGGGTTGAAACGGACAAGAGAAATAAACGTTCAGTTTGGAGTGTAGCAACAAGACCATATAAGGGAGCGCACTTCGCAACTTTCCCACCAGCTTTAATAGAACCCTGCATTTTGGCCGGGTGTCCTGAAGGCGGTGTGGTATTAGACATCTTCGCTGGTAGCGGGACAACAGGGAAGGTTGCGAATGACAACAACCGCAATTTCATTGGCATTGAAATCAATCCCAATTATGTCGATATTATGAAACAACGCATTGGTAGTTTTGAGGTCATCAATGATAATTAGCAAGAAAAACCATAAAGCCGAAAGGGCTTTTTTCAATTATAGGTGATTTTTATGGGTGGTGATTTTATTTATGAGCCAACAAAATTTATGCTCCCCACGTCGCGTTATGATAAGGGGCGAGCCGACCACGCTGTGGACTTTATCCAAAACCTCGAGCATACGACGGGGCGATGGGCTGGCAGACGATTCAAGCTGATGCCATGGCAGGAGCGGCTGGTGCGTGATTTGTTTGGAATAGTTAAGCCAAACGGCAAGCGCCAGTTCAACATGGCATACATCGAGGTGCCGAAAAAGAACGGCAAGTCGGAGCTGGCAGCCGCGATCGCGCTATACCTAACCATCGCTGATTTCGAACCAAGTGCGGAGGTCTATTCATGTGCCGCCGACAAGGACCAAGCAAGCATCGTGTTCCGCACCGCGACCAGCATGGTGGAACGCAACTCGGCACTCTCGCAAGTAGTGAAAATCGTACCATCGACCAAACGGCTGATATACGGCGGCCTCAATAGTTTTTACAGGGTGCTGTCGAGCGAGAGCAAAACAAAGCATGGGTTCAACACCCACGGAGTCATCTTTGACGAATTGCACGCCCAGCCGAACCGGGACCTTTATGACGTAATGCTCCACGGCTCCGGTGATGCGCGTGAGCAACCGCTGTTTTTCATAATAACCACAGCCGGCACCGACCGCAACAGCATTTGCTGGGAGGTTCACCAAAAGGCGCAGGATATAATCGAGGGCCGCAAGATAGACCCCACCTTCTATCCTGTAATTTATGGTGTGGCAGACGATGATGACTGGACCGATGAAAAAGTGTGGGCAAAAGCGAACCCATCGCTTGGAATTACAATTGATATAGAGAAAATCCGGGTCGCATGCGAGAGCGCAAAGCATAATCTTGCCGAGGAAAACCTATTCCGCCGACTCCGGCTGAATCAATGGGTGAAACAAACCGTGCGCTGGATGCCGATGGACAAGTGGGATGCGTGCGATATCGCCTTCGACTCCAAGCAATTGGAAGGTCGCGAATGCTATGCCGGGCTGGATTTATCATCCACCACTGACGTGACGGCGTTCGTGCTGGTGTTCCCGCCGCAGACCGAAGATGAGAAATACCTCGTCCTTCCGCATTTTTGGATTCCCGAGGAAAGTTTAACCGCGCGCGTCCGGCGTGACCACGTCCCCTACGATATTTGGCGACAGCAGGGATTCCTCGCTGCCACCGAGGGCAACGTGATTCACTATGCCGCGATCGAGAAACACATTGAGGACTCGACCGCGATTTATAACATAAAAGAAGTAGCGTTTGACCGTTGGGGAGCAACCCACCTCGTGCAGAACCTTCAAGGGATGGGGCTGACGGTGATTCCGTTCGGGCAGGGGTTCAAGGATATGAGCGCACCAACCAAAGAATTGCACAAGCTGGTGCTGGGCGGCGAGATCGCACACGCCGGCAATCCGGTCCTTCGCTGGATGGCAGACAATGTCAACATTGAACTGGACCCGGCCGGCAACCAAAAGCCAAACAAAGCAAAGTCCACGGAGCGGATTGACGGCATCGTGGCTTTAATTATGGCGATTGACCGGTGCATGCGGAAACTGGAACACGAAGGGAAATCAATCTACGACGAAAGGGGGCTTCTCACGTTTTGAAAATAACAGATAGAATACGGCGTTTTTTCGGCGCAACACTCGAGGACATAGTCAGTGAGGGCAGGAGCAACTCGCTTGCCGGCATTTATGTCAGCGAGCAGACGTCGATGACCATTTCTGCCGTCTATGCGTGTGTGCGACTTATAGCTGAGGACGTGGCGAGCCTCCCGTTTACGATATACAAGCGATTAGAGCGGGGCAAGGAAAAAGCGGCAGACCACCAGCTCTACCCGATACTACGCAGCTCGCCTAACGGCGTGATGACAGCGTTCGGGTTTTTGGAGTGCATGATGACCAATCTGCTCCTTTGGGGTAACGCCTACGCACAAATTATCCGCAACCGGCGGGGCGAGATTCACTCGATGGAGCCACTATCATCCGCAAAGATGCGCGTGGGCAAGAACGCCGCCGGCGAGTACGAATACAGCTACACCACCGACCGAGGGCTGACAAGGAAACTGACTCGTTCCGAGATATTCCATGTCGCAGGAATCAGCTACGACGGGATATTGGGAATGTCGCCCATCGCGGTTGCCCGGGAGTGCATAGGGCTTGCGAAGGCAACCGAGGTGTACGCAAACAACTTCTTCGCCAATGGCGCCAAGCCCGGTGGAATACTCCAACACCCCGGTGTGGTCAAGGACCCGGAGCGGGTGCGCAAGTCGTGGGAGCAAGTTTACAGGGGTGCGCACAACGCGCACAAAATTGCTGTGCTGGAGGAGGGCATGACATACAAGGAAATCAGCATCCCGCAGAAGGACGCACAGTTCCTTGAAACCCGGCAATTTCAGCTCAACGAGATTTGCAGGATATTCCGAGTCCCACCGCATTTGGTGGGCGATTTAAGCAAGGCAACATTCTCGAACATCGAGCATCAATCTATTGACTATGTGGTCCACACGCTCCGGCCGTGGCTGGTGCGTTGGGAACAAGCGGTGAATCTGCAACTGCTCGATGAGAATGACCGGGCGGAATACTATGCCAAGTTCAACGCCGACGGTTTGCTCCGAGGTGACTTTGAAACCCGGATGAAGGGCTACGCGACGGGGATTCAAAACGGATTCCTCTCCCCCAATGACGTCCGGGAGCTGGAGGACATGAACCCAGCCGAGGGCGGCGACGTTTACTTAGTAAACGGCAACATGAAAACAATTGAAAAGGCAGGTGTAACAGAATGAATGAAATTCGAATCGAAAGCATAATCGCAAGTGAAAAGTGGTTCAACTACCACATAACCCCGCAAGAGGTGCGCGATATGCTGAAGGACCAAAAAGGCGACTTGACCGTGTGGCTATGTTCCGATGGCGGCGATGTAGTGGCAGGGAGTCAAATCTACACGCTACTAAAAGAGTATAAAGGCAAGGTCACCATTAAGGTGGACGGCTTGGCGGCCAGTGCGGCCAGCGTAATTGCCATGGCGGGTGACACAGTCGAGATGGCGCCAACTTCTCTGCTAATGATTCACGACCCGATGATGTTGGCATTCGGCAACGCGGCAGATTTGCAGAAGGGCATTGAAATTCTTGGCGAAGTTAAAGAGGCCATCATCAACGCTTACGAGCTGAAGTCCGGCATGGAGCGGGACAAACTCGCAGAGCTGATGCGAGAGGAAACGTGGCTGAACGCCAACCGAGCTGTCGAGCTGGGGTTTGCGGATTCCATCATGTACAAAGACGGGAAGAAACCGCAAATCACCGACGAAATCTCAAAATATAGGTACATTATTTAAGCAACGTGACGTTGCATCCAAATTTAAGGAGGTTTTATCCAATGAAACAGAGTATTACCAATTTCATCGCAAAGCGTGATGAGCTGAAAAAACAAGCAAGCACCATTTTGGACTTGGCAGAAAAAGAGGAACGCCCTCTCACCGCCGAGGACAAAGAAAAACTGGACGGCCTCAAGGAGCAGATTGCAAATTGGGACACCACCATCAAGGAATTTGCTGACATGTCCGAGCCGGTCACCGAACCGGTCAACAAAACAGACGCGCCGAAAAATACCGTGGGCAAGTTTGCCAGTTTTGGCGAACAGTTAAAAGCGGTTTACAACGCCGCGCAACCCACGGAAAAAGTGATTGACACTCGTCTATTGAATACCGCAAGCGGAGCAAGCGAGGTCGTGCCGACCGATGGCGGGTTCTTAGTGCAGACAGACTTCTCGGATGAACTGTTAAAAGTCGTTTACGAAACAGGCATACTCGCACCCCGATGCCGCAAGATTCCGATTTCCAGCGGCGCCAACGGCATCAAAATCAACGCTGTGGATAGCAATAGCCGTGCAAATGGCGCGCGCTGGGGCGGCATTCAAGCGTACTGGATCGGCGAGGCCGATGAGATAACCGCAACAAAGCCAAAGTTCCGTCAAATGGAGCTGAACCTCCAAAAGCTGACCGGAGCATGCTATGCGACCGACGAACTGCTCCAAGACGCAGCGGCTCTTGAAAGTGTAATAATGCAAGCCTTCTCGGAGGAGTTTGGTTTCAAATTGGACGACGCAATCGTGAACGGTTCCGGCACCGGCGAACCGCTGGGGATTTTGGAATCGTCAGCAATGGCAATCGTTCCAAAGGAAACAGCGCAGGACGTTCCGCTTGTGACGGATAACATCACCAAAATGTGGGCAAGGTGCTGGGGACGCTCAAGGCAAAACGCTGTATGGTTCATCAACCAAGAGCTGGAACCGTACCTTTACACGCTAAAAATTGGTGATACCCCGATATACGTTCCGGCTGGCGGGCTTTCCGCGCAACCATTTGCAACGCTAATGGGCAGACCGATTATTCCGCTGGAGCAATGCGCGGCCAAAGGTGCGAAGGGCGACATCGTTCTCGCAGATTTAAGCCAATACTTGTTAATCGACAAGGGCGGCATACAAAACGCAAGCAGCATCCACGTTCGATTCCTATATGACGAATCGGTGTTCCGCTTTATTTACAGAGTGGACGGTCAACCGGTATGGAACGCACCGCTCACACCATTCAAAGGCGCGGATACGCTTTCGCCGTTTGTGACGCTCGCAGGAGGTAGGTCATAATGGCTGAGAAGAAAAACACAGATACAGCGGAAAAACCAAAGGCGAAACCAAAACTCAGTCCGAGGTACAATCCGCCGGCTGGCAAAAAAGCGAGGTATTCCGATGTTAAAACTAAAAGAACTGAAACAATTCCTGCGGATTGACCATAACGATGAGGACGCCTTCTTGGGTGTTCTTATGCTCCTTTCCGCCGAAATTTGTCTTAATTTTTTGCGATTGGATAAAAAATTGCCCAATAATGAGAGCGTGAAACAGGCGCAGATGCTTATTTGTGGCTATTTTTATGAGAACCGCCAAGGTACAAAGGACGACATCCCGCCGGCAGTTTACCACCTTCTTGCTCCATATCGAAAGGCGGCGTTCTAATGAAATTTGAGAGAATGCGACACCGCATAATTTTGCAAAAACCACTCGACATCGAGCTGAACACAATGGGCGAAACCGCACCAAAATACGAGAACTGGAAAACGGTGTGGGCGAATGTCGAGCCGATGGTGGGACGCGAGTACCAAGAAAGCCAAAAGCTACAAGCCGAAACCAGCTACCGAATTACAATCCGCTACTTGGCAGGGCTACACCCTAACATGCGGGTTATGTTTAGGGGCAGGGCGTTTGAGGTGCAATCTATCCTCAACATCGGCGAGCGCAACGAAGAACTGCTGTTGGTAGCGATTGAAAAGGTTGGTGAGGAGCAATGAGCCGATGGGGAGTCCATGACTACGGGAAAGACCTATTCGGGTTTGACGAGTTCACCAAAGCATTCCGCAAGATGGAACAGAAATACCCGGACGAGGCAACCCGAATGTTGAACGCTGCCGGCAAGGTTATGGTGCAAAAGACCAAAGACCTCACACCGGTCGCGAGCAAGGGGCGGTCGTATAAAACAGGCGCAAGCCGCAGACCGGGCGACTTGAAAAAATCATGGCGCTTGGGCAAGGAACGGCGATACCGCACCGACGGCGGCGGTGAGCTTCGGTTCGTGCGCGTTATGTCGTATGACACCATCGCCCACCTTATTGAATCCGGGCATGACGTGGTCCATGGTGGCTCGAAGTACACGACCGAGGAGTACACCGACTACAAGGGCCGGAAACGCAAAAGGCGTGTAGAGCGCGGACGGATATCCAAAGCGGCCCATGGGGTAAAGGGAACCGGCAAAGCCGAAGGCGCGCGAATGTTGGAAAAGGCGTTCAAATCTGGTGAAAAGTTATTCGAGGCGATGAGCGAGCAACTGCTCGACAAACTAACAAAGGACGTGCAGTTATGATTAAACTCACGAAAATAAAAGCCGCGATCGTGGAAGTTTTGGAAGATGAGGGCTACAAATGCGTCACCACCGAAACGCAAGAGGGGTTTGAAACCCCAGCGTGCTTTGTGGAGCTGGACACATTCGAGTCCGAGGCAGACAACGACTTAACAACCCGGATGACAGCGCGGTTCGATATCCTCTACGTTCCAAAAGAGAAAACGCACGAACACCTACTCATCACAACAGAGGATTTCGTGCAGATTTTCACCAACTTGGAACTGGAGGTCGATCACCGTATGTTTGTGATCGGCGGAGTGGATTGCGGAATCGAAGGCACGAACCTCCGCGCAAGTATCGGGTTTGCATACTTCGACGATTCGCCATACGCCGATTATGGGCAGGGCCACGACCCGATGGAAAATTTAGAGTATAAAACGGAGGTGCATTAAAAATGGGACTACCCACAGTAATAATTGAATTTAAAAAAAGAGCCGAAAGCCTCATCCGTCGCTCCGGCAACGGTGTGGTGGCTTTGCTATTTAAGGATAGTGACTCGCCACAAACCGTTGAGGAGTTCACGAAAATAGCAAGCCTCGGCGGGCCGGCAAAGGTGCTGGTTGAAACCTATGAGGACGACATTCTCGCCGGGCTGGGCAAATTGCAGACCAAGCGATGGAACTACCTTGCGGCGCCAACGGTTGATGATACCGGGGACGTGGCGGCAATCAAGGAATGGATTACGGAGCAGCGTGGAAAGCGCAAGACCTTCAAAACGGTCCTGCCCAACTGCGTGGCAAACAACGAGGCAGTCATTAATTTCACTACCACGGACATCAAGGTAGGCGAGAAAACTTACACCACTGCCGAATACACCGCGCGGGTCGCCGGTTTGTGCGCTGGGACCCCGCTGGACCACAGCGTGACCTACCTTGTATTGCCGGAAGTCGAGTCAATCGCCGAAAGTACAACACCGGACGAGGATATAGATGCCGGGCAATTCATCCTCATAAACGACGGCGAGAAAATAAAGGCCGGCCGGGGTATAAACAGCCTCACAACAACCGCCGGCGAAAAGACCGTTGACATGCAGAAAATCAAGAACGTGAACACAATGGACTAAATTGTCGACGATGCGCGCGATATGTTCCAAGACCACTTCACCGGTATGGCGAATTCATTCCAAAATAAGTGCATTTTCACCTCGTCGTTTAACGAGTATTTGGCAGATTTAGCGCACCAAGGCGCGCTGAATAGGGAATTTGACAACCATTGCGAGCTGGACGTGGATGCGATTGCGGAATACCTTGGCGACATTTCAGGGATGAGCGAGGAGCAAATCCGACAGGCAGACACGAAAAACTTCATTTTCTTGGCGGGCGGAATCAGGTTCCAAGACGCCATCGAGGACTTGAAGTTTAGGATTTATATATAAAAGTGGTTCGGACCATATTTCGGTCCTAACCTCGAAGGGAGGTTTTACAATGGCACAAAAACCAACAGCGCCCCGAGTGATGTCGGGAAACCACGGCCGCGTCTATTGGGACGGCGAACTTTTATTCGAGGCGACAGCGTTCAACGCCAAGCTGAACATTAATCGTGAGGACGTAACATTCTCGGGTGAATTTTGTAGTGATTC